CTGCTAGTAGTAATACCTCGTACATCGTCTTTTAACAAGCCTTGCAACTCTAATATTTTTGCAAATGGATGTTGAGCTTTGTTAATCTTTGTTGGATCTGATTGCGTGCCGGGATTATATTTTTTATTATATTCTGCGACTGGGACTCTTTTGCCGTCAACTGTAAGTGAATCAGGACTAATAAATTTAGTTGCGGCTAATCCCGGTACCATAAAATTCATTGAAAGATCAGGTACGCAGGCAATCCAATAACCATATTTTGTATCGTTATTTGTAAACGCAACAATTACAGTTGTGCCGGTGTCAGGTGGTACCATCCACATGCCATAGCTCTTTTGCGTGTTTTCGTAGTCGTCAACATCGGATACGTATTCTTCGCCTGTACTACCAAAGAAAGGACTGGCATATTTTACGTTAACAATTTGTCCTGCTGTTGTGTTTCCGCCAGTTGGTCGTTGAAGCTGTACTTGCAAAACTCCCATATAAGTTGTGTCAAGATTTGCAACAACTGTACCCAAGTACAATCCAGCTTTAACGCTAGGAGTTGTTGACGAGATGTGGTCTTCGTTAGTAGAGCCGTCCATTATTTTTTACCTCCGGCGACCGGGGCTGCTGGCGTGGAAGTATTATAAGTTTTGTCAGCAGATGCTGTTTTTGTAAGCTCTTGGGCGTTTCTTCTGTAGCCAGTTAATGTTTGTCTAAACTGGCCTTTATTAAAATTATTTTTTACTAGTGTAACACAATATAATCCGCTAAACCCAATTACAGGGCCTGCTTTACTAGACAGTGTCATATCTTCTGTATGGTTAGGTGATTTAAAATCGTACATGCCTGTAGTTTGATTAATGTCCAACGGACTACGGAAATAGACCCATATGTCAACTTCACTAGTTTGCCAGTTTACTGATCCATCTTTGTTAAGATCTTTAACTCCCTTAACAGGTTTTGCTGTGTAGTTGCCCATGCCGCTGTTTACAATCCAGTAAGGATCTCCCCAGATTTCTAAATCTAACATCAACATGTCTTTACCTTTAGTAAGGGCATCATGAAATACACGGGCCGCTCTGTTGGCCGCTGTTTCTTGGCCACCGCCGCCCTTGCCATCCCAGCTAGTATCATTTAAATCGTGACTAGTTTGAGTTGCAATTGCACCAGGCTGGGTGCCAGGCTTGGCTCCGTCAGCAGTTTCTGTAATTGGTTTTTTGTCTTCTTTAGTGTCTGATGCTTTTGGGCCTGGCGCTTCTACATCTTGCGAGTGTTTAAATCTGTCGGCGGCCATTCTGTTAGCAAATCCAACACTAAAATCAATATTAAATTTAATAACTTCTGTATTCTTACCTGTGTAGATATAATCGTAACGTTTACATACTTGTTTCTTTAAGTTGTCAAATCCCGGAGCTTTGGCATTTATTGCGGCCGCTTTACTTGAGTGCGCATCAAATTCTACTACACGGTATACAATGATACGGGGATATGTGCCATTTTTTGGTAAATTTTCCGCAGAATTAATAATATAAACTTGTGTATCAATCCTCCACCATACTCGCATACCAGTGTCTGCTTTTAATCCAGCTGTTGCTAGTGCTTTTTCTGGATATGAGCTGGTTAATAACACTTGATTGATAACACCAGGTATATCCATATCCTGACTAAACTTTAATACGCCTTCTTTAGGGTTAGCTACCATCTTTCCTCGAGACCAAGTGTTACCATCTTCAGAAACTGTAAGTGCTTCTTTAGCGCCTGCTGGATCCGACTGTCTTGCAAGTCCCCATCCCATATCGGCAGCGCCTAACTGATTAACATTGCCTGCTGCCTGCGCTAAAGTAGTATCGCTTATACCTAATTTTTTAAATATTGCGGCGGAGTCGCTAGTTATTTGTTGTGGCAGAGATGTTGCAGAACTTTTCTTATCTGATCCGCCGCCGGCAGCGGCAACTTGTCCGCTGGCAAGTGCTTCCTCTTTAGGAAATAATATAACAACTTTGTCAGCAACTTTAACTGTCTTGTTGTCAACATACTCTTCTAATTTTTTATTTACAACTGCTTGTAAACTCTGTTCGCCGGTTTGTAATACTTCTTGTACTGTTTTACCTTTAATAGTAGTGTCTGTTTTTAAATTAGCATACTGAGAAGTTAATGCTTGCCCCTGTGTGGCATAAGCCATGACATTATAACGACATCCTTTTTCATCGCCCTTCATTGAGACCGTAGTAAGTCTAATAGGAATATGTCTAGCCGCAAATGGAATGTTTGAAATTGCGCCTTGTTCAGTATTACCTCTGAATTCAATAGTTAATAAGAACGGTGCATCACGGAAGTTTTCAAATTTTGCTTCATATGCGGCAGTTTGCAATGCTAGAATAAATGTTCCCATACTGTACGGCTCATATATATCAAACTGTACAGTAGTTACACTAGTTGTTTTTGCTGTTGCAAGTCCAATTACACTTTCAAATGTGAGATTATCAAGATAAAACTCAAATTTTCCGTATGCTGTTTGCACACGATTATTAGGATCAGCGCCACCAGATTTACAAATTATTGGAAGTACCTTGCCTGCTTTGTAAGAAATATCTGGATAATTAAAATCTTGAATAGTCATTGCACTAAGACTTAGAATATAATCATAACTTGCGTACTTAGATAAAATGTTTGGCGATGGCAACGATACTCCGCCAAGGCCTCCAAACATTCCGCCTATTCCGTTAGTTAAGGTGCTGACCGCAGATGTTGCCGCGCCGTAAATTCCCATATTAAATTCCCAATACTGTTCGTAAACTACTATTCTTTGGAATGTAGATTTTCTTTCCTGGTACAAAATCAAAAATAGGATCTTGTAACACATCCATATTGCGTTGGGTGAATACCCACCAAAGAGACGCATCGCCGTATAAGTCAAAGGCAAGTAAGTCAGGACGATTTGTGTATTGTGCTTCTATAGTATATAGAAAGTCATCAGGTTCTGCACTGACCGCTCTGATAGACAACGGCTCAAGATAATTTTGAGTAACTGATGTGTTATACCACGGACTTGTATTAGTATATATTGCCATTTTAAATATATCCGAAACCACTACTTAAATATCCGCCGGTTACAAATCTATCTAAACTAAATTTGCGTGAACTTGAACGGCTGTACATTGGTACTAGTGTAATTACAAATTGACTTTTTGTTGGAACGTGCGCTTGTCCGCCGCTGGTTGTTCCACCAACGCCAAATGCTCCTAACAATCCTGCTACCTGGCCGATGCCCCCTGCAATGTTACTTATTGCTCCGAGAGCTGAGAAGCCAGGAATAGCGGCTCCTAACGTATCTGCTAATCCGCCAATGCTGTCTGTTATTCCTTGTACATCGCCTGCGGCACTGCCAACAACATCACATGCAATATAATCAACATCGTTAGGTAACGTACAACTAAAACTTTGAATAGCGACTGGTACATTCTTAAAAACATAATTGCCGTATCCGTTTAAAAATACAATAGGCGGAGGATTGCCGGCTTTCATATCAGATCCGCTGAACATTTTGGACACTGACCGTAAATAGTGTACACATGCAATCCAATACAGTGCCTGTGCAGGATCCTCAACAGCCATAGGGGCAACAATTTCAATTGTGCCTGGATCACTATTCTTAAATGCCTGAAATGGATAATTTGAATGTGTTGGGGATTCAGGTGAATATTTTGCGCCAGACTTAATAGATATCTGAGGAGTGTATGGAAATATTAAACCGCCGGCATCTTTTAATGGTGTTAACACCGGACTGCGTTTAAAACTAGTCCAATTAGGAATACTTAATCTGACACGCCAATCATTTGCATTTGACTCACCGCCAAAACTTGAAAATGCACTATCAAGGTCGCCAATTCCTTCGCCACCAGCGGGCAAATTCATACTTCTAATAGCACTACCAATATTACTAACAGCACCAATTGCGGAAATTGCGCCTCCTAGCTTGTTAGCTACATTACTAGCCTGTGAAGCGGTGCTAAACGCCGAGTTAGACGATACTGCTTTTGATGTGATACCTTGCCCTTTTGTGAATGCCATAATGATCCCCTTTGGCTAATATTTAGTTGACTTTTTAATGTACGTAGTTTATAATATAACATCCGGAGAACGATTAATGACATTGATACCAAAAGCACCAAAGGTTAATTACCTAAACAACAAGGATATGTTGTTAGAAATACATAGAAGTAAAGCGTCATATTGTAGTTTTACCAATCCAGAATATCACCAATACGATATTATTCTGTCCAGTTTGGATAAAATTAATATTAGAACTGTTGCAGAAGCCAAACGTAACAAAGCTAAAAGATTAGGTGATCAAGATTATGCTAGACGTAAAGCGTCTGGCGAAAAAGTTAAAATGGCTGATTGTGAGGTCGACTATAAAAAGATTACTAAACAAGAGCTAGTGTTTAGAATTATGAGCTTTGACCACATTCCGCTGAATAATACACGCAAGAAGAATCCTAAAAGCCTTGCTGATCATAGAGATAAAGTTAACTTTCCACCGTTCCAACATTTTAAATTTAACGATGAAGATATAATTGAATGTGTTGGTAAGAGTCATTGGAAGGGAGACTTAGAAAAAGGCTACTTTGATAAAGATGCCGGTTGTATTACTCCTACTCTTGCACGAATGATGATTAAACTCTGTGAGCGTTATGCTACACGAGGCAACGTTCGCGGCTATACTTACAACGATGAGATGAAAGGGCAAGCTATTCTACAGCTAACACAGATTGGTTTACAGTTTGATGAAAGCAAATCAGATAATCCGTTTGCTTATTTTACTGCGGCTGTTACCAACAGCTTTGTTCGTGTTATTAACATTGAAAAACGCAATCAAAATATCCGTGATGACATACTTGAGATCAATGGTATGAATCCAAGTTATAGCAGAACTGGCGCTGGAGAACATGCGGCCGCTGTTAAACGAAACGACGAAGCGGGACCTAGTGAATGAATTTATTCAAAAAAATAGCATGTTTTACCGACATACACTTCGGTTTAAAATCTAATAGCAGCGTACACAATCAAGACTGTG